AGGCGGAACGTACGTCCTAGAATGTACAACCCGCAGTATCGAAGGATTTGGTGCTACGATCTACAAACACCATGCTCATGTCCACATGGTTGGCGTAGCCCCGTATATTCACAGAACCAAATTGAAGACTTTCTGTGAACAATTGATGCCTTTGGGATTAGGTCGAATCAATTATGTCGCACCCAAAGGACAATATCGAGAAGCAGTAGCTCAAGTCGCTGGATACATCTCGAAGTATTTGGTCAAAGATAAACGACAAACCAGAACATTTGGAATCATGAGAGGAGCGAAATCCCAACCATCACAATCACAGGATCGGGAATCGCAAGTATAACACCAGCCGCACCCATAGCAACTGGATGTTTTGTCATCATCAGTCCACCGGCTACCATATAGGAACCGGTAAGAGCGATAGCACCGGCCTCGGCAGGGCTGAATAGACCGTCACCATGGACTTCTTCACTAAGTGGAATGGTTTGAAGCGTCTGCATGGACTCAAGCCACGCATCGAAGTATTGATTTTTGGAGTAATTCATTCAACCCATTCCTTGAAACATCCTTCACATTGGAAGTGTACGACATCGAAGGACTCGATGAGCTGCTGAGAGACCAGCCGACACCCACAATGTGGACACATCACTTACGTCGAGCCTTGACGGTTCCGACCCGACGACCGTTTTGATACTTGTATTGAACAAGGGTACCCTTCCGGAATTTACCGGACGATCCCTTCTTCTTGAATGCTTTACCGTAGGTTGTCTTTGATTGAGATTTTCTTGCCATCATGCACACACTCCTTGCGCTTGTGTCAAGAGGGTGGTTCCTGCGCCAGTAACGTACAGAAGTATCGAGGCGAGGAGGTATTCAAGCCTGTTCTGACGAAGGTGGTTGAGGGCGGTGACCAAGAAAGCCACCCTCTGGACAGTTGTAGCGGATTCAGCGGCTTCCATTCAAGCACGCTCCGCATAGACACCGTGGTAGGTACCAACGGCAAGGTTGAGAACGACCCGGAAGGCCGTAGAAACTCCGTGTGGATCTACGCAAATCAACCCGAAGGGTGCGCAGAATCCACTAGCACGTCCGACACGACCGACTCCAATTTCGGTTCCGATACGTGCAACGTGTTGTAGAGAATTGGTTGTTTCGCCAACGTAAGATGCAATGGCGTATGGTGTCTGGTCGTTATCATCTCGAAGATTTGTGATGATATCGTTCATTTGCTCTTCTGTCGAAAAGTCAAAGATGTTCATCAAAGGATCAGTAATATCGACTGGATAGTCGTTAGGTTGTTCAGCAGGCACAGTGGTGCGGCTTTCACCATATGATTTGATAAGACCAACGGATTCCCAGTTGGACGAAGAACCAGTGTGTCCACCGATGAGGTGAACAAAGAAATTGTCCGCTTCCTGATTAACCACAGGGTTTGCAGGATCACTGTTATCGATATCTCCATCTGAATCAGCAGAGATAAATTGACTGTAAGCCCACTCCGCAGGAACTTGGGCAGTATAAGCAGCATTGATTCCGTGAAGAACAGGATTCAATGAACCTGTTGATTTGTGACGAGAATCCAAATAAACTTTGAAATCGTGATATTTTGGACGACCAATTCCACTAATCGGTTGGTCAACCATAGCATTCATCTTTTGAAATAATTGGAAACCACGATTCCAAGCATTCTTCGTTACCCAATTGTCCGGGGCAACGTGTAGATCAACGACACCTGTTTCGTTGTTGTAAATTTCGACAGAGTTGACGTAATAATAAACACCCTGTCGATAGAACCTTCTGTTAATTGTACTCAGTGCCATACCGATATCGATGAACTGAGTAGATCCACCTTCACACTCAAAACTCAATCGTGTTTGAGTTGGTGAGGTTTTCTTGTATTTCTTTGCTGGGAGATTTGCGCCTGCCATGACTACTCCTATCATGATAGGGTTGATAATAGTTTCATTATTACACTAAGTGTTTCATAACTTAAATCAAGGTCGGATATGGATAGAATATGTCCGACCCATACGAAGACTTAGCATGCAGTATCGAAGGCCTCAGAGAAGACCTACAATCAATTACACGAACAACGTACGGCCCGAGTGCGTTGTTCAATACTAAGGGCGATCACGATATTTTCCGTGACCTCCTAGAAGAACTCAAGAAACTTCGAGCAGAAATCGTCGAACTTACTGGAGCTGTATTTTCACTTTGTGAGGTGAAAACAAATGAGTGAATTTGTAGGACGTTGTGATTATTGTGGTTACGCTGCCATGTGCATCGAACTGGTAGACGGAACACACACATGCATCGTTTGTGTACCGGAGGATGAGAAATGAATGATTCATTCCCACATCGCTGCCCTTACTGTGGAACCTACAAGATAGGCCTACGTGCCCTGGGCATCCACATGGATTATTGTGCAACCTATCGAACTAAACCAATGCCCGAATAGGTTGTAATTATGTCCCCTAAACAAGTAAAGAGAGAGTTTGGGTTCACCTGTCCAGAATGTCACTTTGTGCCGGACAGGGATTCAGAAGATGACTTCATTCGAACTCATCGGATCTCTAAGCGAACCGGTGAACGTGCTTCACGCAACGTCCGGTGGCCGGTACGCTGTGCTTTGTGTGAACGGAACAAAAAGCGGTATCAACGCATGCGACGTCGATTAGAGAAGATATGGGCGGTTTCATGGGCGCAACCCGCTAACGTCTACAAGCGACCGAAGTTAATCACGTTCGCTTTGCCTTCGATCTGGACCTTCGAAGAATCTGGCGAAGACGAGGTCCAAAAACTGAATAAGATTCTTCCACGTGCCCGAGAAATTCTGTTATCAAACAACGTGAAAGGCGGAACGTACGTCCTAGAATGTACAACCCGCAGTATCGAAGGATTTGGTGCTACGATCTACAAACACCATGCTCATGTCCACATGGTTGGCGTAGCCCCGTATATTCACAGAACCAAATTGAAG